TATAAATGTCCTCCTTCGATGTGTCTAAAATTATTAGTTCAGCGTCATCGGCTGAATCTAAACGAATCCTTGCAGAATCTCCTGCCCGTGCTTTAGGCACAAGGCTTACATGGTTAGCACGAATGTTCCTCTGAATGAAGTCATACGTCTGCCCACACCAGCGGGAATCAGGGTCAGCAGGCTCCAAATCGCACGTATAGCCAACGCTCAATTCCCGTGTACCAGCTTCAACTGCTTTCACAGCTTCCGCATCATGTATAATCATATCAATCGCCACATGGTACATATCCGTATTATAGAACTGATATCCAGTCTGCTGTTTGTCTGCCGCAAGAGAAGGATCACCGGCAACACCACTAGGGGCGCTGGGGTTATTTCCTAGTGTTCCTATCTGGAACTGCTTGATATTATCGGCATTCAACATGACATCAGGATGCAACAGGGTCAACGGACGAAGTTCAAGGGAATCCAGAAAAGACTTTGCGAACACTTCTTCAGGTAAGCGCAACTCCTTGACAACGGAGCCATCCGCTTTCCTGTACTCATATACACCAGTGGTACAGACAACTGCCCTACCCTTTAAGTATCCTTCGGGAGTTTTGGCAAATTTAGAATACATCCAAGCAGGAGCATCTATTTTGTCAAATCGGTTTCCCGTAAGCATTGTTTCAGGCATGGTGCACCTACTTTTTCTTGGGATCAGCCTTTCCCTTTTTATCAGCGGGAACGGGCTTGGCTTTCTCAGCGGGTTTAGCCCCGGCTTTTTCCTTCTTCTCAAATGGCATACAGAACCTCCTATATAGAAAAAATTGCATATAAGTATGCATACCTATAGCATAAAATCGCTATTTTGTCAAGTGGGATTTCCCTAACCGGCGTGATAATTAGGGGATTCTTTGAAAACCCGGTCTTTCTTCTCCACACTGATCTCAGTGTAGTTTCCTTTTTCATTGACCGTTACCCGAATCGTACCATACTCAATATCTTCAATCGCGGCTTGAATTCGTTGTAGCAAATCTGGCGTACATCGCATCTCACTCCCCTCCTTCCGGTGTCCCTATAGCTTCGTTAATAAGGGGAATCCAGTATGGGGTAGCCGTACATCGGCATAAAATAGCCTGTCCGGGATGGACTCCCGGCATTCTGGCTGTTCTGGGAACCCACTTAGCGTGATCTTCCAAATATACATTGGGGTCACTAAATTTACAGACCTTACCTTCCATTACCCAGTGGCTAGGAATAGCTTTGGGGTACTTGCCCATCGGATTGCCTCGTACCCGCTCGTCACGGGAAGTTATCCAATAGTAACCATCCATGCCGATGGATTCAAACTGTTTCCGGGTAATAGCATACTGAAGTTTGCCGACCTGATCCCTTGCCAACAGGCGTGCCCGATAACCTACCATCTTGTCAGATAGTTTCTTGATACTTTCTACCATCTCTTCAAATGACCAACCAGACTGGAATCCAGTCATCAAGGTAGTATTCAATTTGGTGATATATTCCTGTGACAAACTCTTTATTAGCCTGCGATTCTCATTCTCCCACAGCGCCCGCGCTTCCGGCCACCATGTATTGCTTGTTTTCAATGGTGCCCCTAATACGGCAAATATCTGGGACTCCATCTGGGTCTGCTCAAAGGCATAGATACGGTTGGCGACAGAGGCAATATAGTCCAAAGCGCCACCTAGACCATAGCCAGCGGCGAAAATCTGGATTATCTCTGTTTCAACTTCTTCCAGCAAGGATTCCAGTTCGGCTTCCGGGCTGTCCATTCTCGCATCTTGATTATTCAGGCGTACCCATGTAGGTAGCCGCTTCTCCAGTTTGGAGAATACGGAAACAACCAATTTCTTCAATTGTTCGGAAATATCCGTAGCATAGGTATGCTCAATGGCAACCGGATATCTCCAACGAGCAGGCTTCTTATGTAATAGGGCTGTCCGTTGGCGCTTGTTCAGTGTCTGCCAATGAAGGCGAAACAGAACCAAGAACTCATTTTTGCTGTTTAGCATTGACAGGCTTCTTTACATCAGTGGATTTTTTGGGATCAGCGGCGTTTACAGGTTCTTCAAGCATGGCTTCTTCGGGGTCATTGAAATCTTCGGCTTCCGGGGGTTCCCAATTATGTTCCTTGCTTACGTCCAACACATCTTTGGCACCCATCGTCACATAGACATTTTCTGTCTCAGCTTTGATCTTGTCAGTCTCCGCATCCAATTTATCCACCTTAGCCTGTTCTTCCGTGGAAAGCTGATAAAGTGAGTTAAACGTAACGTCCGGTACATCAGCGATCTTCTTATAAGCACTGACCATGCTCACCAGCAACCGTAGGGGAGCCAGTAGCTTGTTGCGTTGGTTAGCTTCTATCAAGTCATAGTAATTTCGGAGATCGTTCTCACCAGTAGCATTGAGGCCAGCCGGGGAACGTCCGAACAAGCGGGTTACAGGAATACCCGTAGAACCAGAGAGTTTCAACATAAAACGGTCGATGACTTCTGGCAAACCGGCAAGAGTCGCATAGTCACGGGTGTATTCCTCATCCTCACCCAGCAAAACTGCATTGATAACACTCTTGGAACGGTTCATTACTTCAAGGCGTTGGACAACCTTCTGCTCCTGCCCTGATGCCAGCATCTCAGCCAAGTGCTTTATTTTATACTTGCCTATGATGAATTCCATCATGATATTGACAGTAGACTGGGTGATGGCTCCCAAATCCCGCAACTCTTCGTAGATACGCTGGAGGGAACTCATGCCCCAATGACGCAAGTTCACATCCGTGTAACCCCGCATCTTGGAGGGGATAGGATCATTGTAGAAGGGTATTACCCTGCTGTAATGTATTTTCATGGGGATTACTTTGGAGCCTACATAATAGTTTACTTTATAGTAAAGTATGTAGCCGAAAGTCGGGGAGGTGGGTTCTTCGTCAAATACGCATTCTGTAATGGGGATATTGGTACGGTCTACTACTTTAAGATACTCTATATTTTTTATACTCTGCACACGCAGGGGTTTGTCCGGGCCTTGTCCATCCATTGCACCGACAATGATGATGGCTCCACCATACAGCCTCTGCCACTTGATTGCCAGATTGAAGACTTCCTCCGCATTCAGCCGCTGAAGTTCCTCCATGATAAGCTGGGCTGAATCGGACATATCATCCTCTTCATCCTCACCAAGGTAAATCCACTCACGGGTCATATCGTCGGCAATAACGTCCACGATACGTCCACCAAGCCCATCTCCCATATAGATCAGGGACAGGGAATCATCGTCAATAATTGGGGAAGAACCATATTTCGTATAACTGGTCTTGTCATTGACTCCACCAAGGCCAGTAAAAACATTACCCCATCCATCAAAGCGGGGGGAAGATTCCGCAATGGGAGCAGGCTGGGGCAATGTAGAGGGAGCTATATCTTTAGGTTTGGCACGTCTGGGCATATTTCCTCCATAAACAACAACGGATTCGTAGAGTGCTATATATAAAAAAGTATATGTTTACCATAGCACACTTTCCCGTGTTTGTCAAGTATATATTGCCTAACGCTACCAATCCCAAATCGGGCTGTTCATAAAATCCTTGGTCGTGCTGAAATTACCTTCCCGCAACAACGAAGCGGCAGAATCGGGACAGTCGTCTGGTTCCTGCTTTTCCCGGTAGTCCTTGCACATCTCCAGATAGATAGGGTCTGTCTCAGCCGCCCACTCGATGAGCTTCCAGCTTTCGTACAGATAGGTAGCAATCTTGACATGCTTGTTTGTGGTTTCGTGGTAGGTATCAATCCAGAGTCCACTCGCTTTCAACGCCGGGTTCAGCTTCAGGGCATCCGCCACAAATCCCTTGTCGGCGTTATCCTCAATCAAAAACTGAGTACAGTCATATTGTACTAATTTCATGGCAACAAAACTTAACCAGTCCTTGATATTTCCGTGAAATGCAAAGCCCACGGCATTGATGCGCCCATCTGGGAGTTGCCCCATCAGGGTCAAGGCATTCCAGTGCTCACCTTGGAAGGCCGCATCCACATGCCCCTTGACATTAGCCAGACCACTGTGCCATTTGCCTATATGCGGGTCTTTGAATATAAGGTCGTCCTCCGCTTCAAAGCGAAGTTCGTAGTTGCAGGCGAACAAGATTGGAGTTGTTTTTTCCTTCAATGCAATCTGCTGTTCCGGGGATACCAGACCAGTGGCATGAAGGGGATATTCCAAGGCGGGGGGGAGGAGAGTCCACGCATCATCGCGGTGCCACGGTGTCCCTATGAAGGACGTGGGCTTACCTCGGTCGATGATGTTCGAGCGGATTTCCTGTATCAGCAGTTTGGTTTTTTTACGTTCAGCTTCAGAAACACGGTCGTTGATGTCGATAAAGTCATCACAAATTACCCAGTCGTAGTGCTTGCCTACGATGTTGGAATCCAGTCCAAGAGCCTCGATGGATAGCTGTGGAGTCGAAGTAGCCTTGACTGATAAGTTTAATTTACCTTCACGCTTGACATCAAATTTCCATTTTTGCCCCCATGCTTTTTCAAACAGGGGGCGTACCATCGGATTCTCCATAAGATTGGCAATGGAACGGACAACTTCAGCGGCGGCAGTGTACGTTTTACGGATGATGGCAATACGATCACTGGGATTCCATAACAGGTGCCACGGCACGCCGACTTCGATAATGGACGTAGACTTGTAGGAACCTCGGTGTGCCTTCAGTGCGCGGTCTTGGTTGGTGTCCCAGATATACCGTATCCAGTCAGAGTGCATTTCCGTAAGGAGGGTCTTGCCTCCGAGCAACCCAAGCAGATGGGGGTGTTCCCTGATCTGCTTGATGTGCTCCCATGTATATGTAATGGCCACTAATCTGCCTTCGTCAGGATATATGAATTATTGTCTAGCCAGTCAATCGTAGGCTTGCCATACCACGCACGCTCCCAGCAAAAAAATGCGTATACCATCATGCCAGTATGGTGCTTGCCATCTTCCCGCAAGGGTTCTCCCAGCATCGGATAACGGGTAAACACATAGACAGATTTGAGGGCGTACTCCTTGTCTTTCCAGATATTGTCGAATCGTTTCTTGCCGTGCAAATAGGATAATGGAAGCAGGAAGCAGAATCGCTCTGTTGCAATCTTCTTGGCTTGCTGGATAAATTCGTATGCCAGCGAGTAAGGCGGGTTGGTAATGATCTGGGCGACCGGCAGGGTTTCATTCAAAAAATCCGTACCTTCTGCCAAATCATAAGACTCCACTTCCGCAAAACCATATTCCTCCAAAACCCTCGTAATAGCTCCGTTTCCACACGCAGGCTCCAGAACAGGCTGGGCGGGATTCAGGAACCCCGTATCCAGAAACAAGCTCGTCAAGGAATATGGCGTTTCATAGAAATCTGCTTCCCGCCGCTTCCCTGTCACATTATTTGCCGAAAAATTCTTCCCCATGATTCGTCCTTTCTGCGGCGGCTATGCGCTGATACGCCACATCAAAATAAGTTTTGTCTAATTCAATGCCAATAAAATTCCGGTTCAAATTCGAGCAGGCGACTCCGGTCGAACCACTCCCAGCAGTAAAATCCAAAACTGTCTCCCCTTCAAGCGTATAAGTCTTTATAAGGTACTCCATCAAGGCAACGGGCTTCTGTGTCGGATGCGTCCGCTTACTCTCCGAAGGCACTTTCAGGATACTCAAGGGAAACCGCTGGCCGGTCGTGTTGGTGCTGTGTATGCGGTAACCTTCGCTCATGCGCCCGCGCTGGTGCTGGAGGCACGTATCCTTATCCTGTCCCTTGTTGACGGCAATTGCCTCTCCCCACATTTGCGGGTAGTAGATCATGCCTCCATTGTGTTTGGTATAGGACGAGGCTCCATCCGAAAAAATGGAAATAGTTTCATGTTCCTTAATCGGCTGGTAATGGCTGGAGATGAAGTTGCCGTATTTTGATTTCTGCCAAATCCAATCGTATTTGTAATGCTGGATATTGCTCATCCTCAGCGCACTGGAGAATGGTTCGCTTCCAAACAGTACGATGGCTCCCTTGGACTTTATCAAGCGTTCCAGTAGTTCCCACATTATGGGCAAGGGAATTACTGAATCCCATGAACATGCCGTTGTGCCATACGGGGGGTCGGCAATAATCGCATCCACCTTCAGCCCTTCTGCAATAAGCTGGGGCAGTATCTGAAGGCAGTCGGCATTATACAACTTCATTCTTTATCCACAGGCTTGTAGTTGGTGATCCTGCCAAAAATCTCGTCGCGCTTCTGGGCGGTTTCTGATTCATCTTCTGCTGTCATTACGTTGATGGATTGCAAGAACTTGACTATGGAGGACAGTTCCTGTAAGGCTTTGTATTTGTCCGGGAGTCGATAGGTGACATACCGTTGTCCCGTCCGTCCGTTGATGGTGTAGTCTACACCGCTGATAAGCTGGCGGGCATCCTCATCAATCTGGTCAAGGGGAATGGCCGTCTGGGTATCGTCATAGTAATTGCGTATGTCGTATTGTAGCCATGTCTGGATATTGGACATCAGCAAGGCGGGACTGAACTGCAAGGAAGTGGAAACACTGTTTTTTAGCAATAGTTGTAATACCGGGAATACCCGGCCATTGTTCATCATGTAGCTTGCGCGGGCTTGTGCGGCATTGGGCTTTAGACCGAATACCTTTACAGCGGCGGCTTTGGCGTTCAATCCATTATTCATATATTCCAAAATAAACTCGACTTCAGTTTTGGATAACTTATATTTGGATATGTCTACACCACACACCAGTTGCTCATCGTGTACATCCCCCACTACTTCAATCGAATTAACCAAGCCCCCCTCTTTTTCCAATATGGCCTTGTCTGTCATCCCCTTCGTGCGCCCCATGTGTGCTCCTTATATTCTGATTTCCATATATAGGATAGCACATATTTTGTGTCTTGTCAAGGGGTAAAACAACACCCTCCATATCGAGAGGTATACAAAAAGTGCCGGAATTCGTGACTTGCTGTGGACTTAATGGCAGACAACCCATGCCAAAAACAAAGCCCCCAGCAATAGCAATACCGGAATGTATTTATTGAACTCCATCTTTCGGCTCCTCAAAGCAAGGGGGGTGTTCGACATACAGAGCTATTGGGGCATCGTCTCCCCCCCACCAGACCTCTGCTCGGGAGTGCACGGACGGCGTATAGGCACGGGGGCATCCGACAAACTTCCCACATTCCGCGTATTTGCAAAATGTCATATCCATATAACACAACATACTTATGGTACTCCTTTCAAAGTTCGATACATAACATATTCAAACAATGTATACGTTCCCAAAATAGGGGTATTGTCAGGGTAGTATACTCCAACTTGCTGAGCCTCCAAAAACCTCCCCTTATAGGAAACAACGGCATGTCCATACCCCTCTTGCAACCCCTCAATTACTGCAATATGGGCCTCTCCAAGCCGTGCTGTATGGATAAGGGCTACCAAAAATGCCGCAATATCCTCGCAATCTCCGGTTTGCAGATAATAAGTTTCCCTTGGCTCTTGCCAATGCTCTTCTCCGGTTTCCATAATTCCCTTGATGCCATCGCTCAATACCCATGCTTCTTCCAATGATGATACCACCGGCAAATCTTGGTACATATCCAGATAAGTCACGCTACACCCGGACAGAACAATGGTCAGGGCGAGAATACCTACCATGTCCCCTCCTCGAACATCTCGTCTGTCCATGCGAACTCCCCATCATCCAGATTGATTGTGTATTCTTTCTGCGGAGTGATGCCTTCAATCAATGCAATAGCCCCAGTATAGCACGCCATATCGTCAAGGAACGATTCAGTACCACACGACACATACTCGAACCCCAGAATCTTGTCCTGTACCTTATTGGCATCCCACCATTCCTGCGACTTGATTCTGACCCGATCCCCTACGTTATATTTCATTCCTTCCCTCCTGTTGCCGTACTCAAGCGTCATCTCAGCTTCTCCGAATGCGTGTTCTGCCGGTATGCCGTTAAGAGATACGAGGGAGGCAATCTTTCTCCCCGGCTTCTTGTACTTCATCTCATATATTACTTTCATTTACCCCTCCCTATCTTGTATCCCAGTAATACTGACAGAACTATCAGCAGGATCAAAAGGAACCAGAACTCTACGAGGCTCATTCCTTGCCTCCCATTATGGCGGCTCGTTCTTTTTCTACCAACTGTGCGGTTTCACGGAGTCGAGATGGCCCATGTAAAACAGA